CTTCAATAGGTCTAAGATTCTCTGCCTTATCAAGCTTTAAGGTCGCTGCAGCAATCTTAGCCTGAGCATCTGCCACGGCATCAACATCGCCTTGCTCATACGCGTCTTTGTATTGCTTTTTGGCTTGTTCCAGCTCAAGCTGCGCAGCCGATTTACCTTGCTCAATAAATATCTTGGAGCCTTCGGACAACTGCTGTTGCAGCCGCTTGTTCTCCTCGTATACCTGACGGGCAAATTCCTCAGCGGCTTCACGCTCCCGCAACGCCTCTTCCTTGGCACGGCGCTCGTCGTGGTAGCCCTTTGTAAACTTTTTCAGCCGTTTTTGGACTTTTTCGTCATACGATTTAAGCTCATCCTCGGTAACTTCCTCGGGCGGCTCGTCCATAGGCTTGCGGCCACGATCCTGTGGTGGGGTATCGTCAACGATCTCAAGGTCAAATTCTGAGTCGTCAGCCGCTGCTTTGTTAACTTTTTCCTCGGGTGGGGTCTTAGTGCCTACCTCATCCGGGAACTCAAACTCCGTCAGTTCCATCTTATTTGCCATTGCTTACTCCTCAAGCACGTGTAATACCACGGGGGTCTTGGACAACTGCCTCAACCGTATCGTCGTTAATCAACCGGAATTCCCGGCCATGAATCTTCAGGCGGGTGCCTGAATTGGGGCGGGCCAGAATAAAGTCACCTTCTTTGCACCATGGACCGGTTGGGAACTTCTCCTTGTCCTTGTAGCAATCCGGGCCCATTTTGACCACGAAAAACACTGTCGCCAGTACTTCTTCAAATCGACGGGTCTCGTCAGCCTTGATTAAGCCGCTGTCGTACTTCTCTTCCGCTTCGGGAAGCGCCACAAGGATGTGGTACCCCGAGGGTTCAGGCAGTTGCTTCGCTTTCTCTTCTGCGGTTTTGTCCATGATGGCGGACAGGTCTACAGCTTGAGATAAGTCAACAGCACTATTCATCAGATTTCTCCAGTCTTTGCACGAGGTCTTCTAGGATTTCCGTAGCCAGTGCTAGACCCCGGATGACTCCGGCTACGTGTTTGTACTCTTCAAGACTGCCTGCTTTGCCTTCGGCAAGAAACTCGATACGCGACTTCTGCTCTTCGGTAAACTTAGTTTTTAAGTACCCAAGGACGGTTTCCTCTTTCATTTATTTTTTCTCCTTTGGCCTTTGCGCCGCTGGTTGTTGTGCACGGCTTGCTTCTCGCCGGTCTTTTGCTGCTTGCATTCCGAGCTTCACGCCTTCTGCCTGCATACGAGCAGTCAACTCGTTTCTGGAGTGTGTAGTCTTTGCACCTACCTGCATACCAGCGATCTTCTCTTGTGCTGCGATGCGGGCCTGCTCCACTTGTAGTTGCTGCTGCTTGAGCTGTGCATCGACCATGTCTTTCTGCATCTTGCGCTGAATCTCCTGCTGTTTGAGCTGAAGCTCTTGCATCTGCATCTGTACGACTGGGTCTTGTGCTGCTTGCTGGGCCTGCTCTTGCGCTGCTTCCTGCTGGTGTTGCATGAGGAGGCGTTGTGCTGCTTGAGCTGACATTTGAGCCACCTGTGCTGCAATCTCCGGGGGCATATTTTTGTTCTGGTCTTCGGTTGGCAGTGTGACACCCAGAGTTTTCTCAATCTCCTTGCGGTACTGGAAGCCCAAGTGCTCACTAACATGTGCCATACCTGCGGCCATCATTGCTTCTGCCATCGGATTGCCCTGCAACATCTGCTGCAACTTAGGGTCTTGGATAGCTGCCATGTGCACAGCGATGTGTGCCTCGTGATCTTGCTCAATAAACGCTTTGACAGGTTTACCCTTCAGGATGTTTTGGTTCTCCGTGATGGGGTCAACTGGTGTCTGGTCATCTTCTGTAGGCACAAGCTTAGCTGCGTTCTTCACGCCCAACACCTCGATCATCTGACGGTGCAGGAGCGGGAGGTCATACAGTTGTGGTGCTTGTTGAGCCAGTTGAATCACCGCCTGATACTGCACGATCTTTTGCGCCATAGTGGCCGCGTTCGGATCGGATACAGGGATGATGTCTACTTGGTCGTAGTCGCTACGCTTAACTGCGCGAGTGCCGTCTGTCGGTTGGTAGTCATACTCAGCTGGTGTGTAGTCAGCAATGATGGCCTTCAACAGCTTAAACTCGATCCGCATCGCATAGTGCAGTCGAGCTTGAACCGCTGTGCTGATCTTCAATGTACGCTCAAGGATAGCGAGTGTAGTACCCACTGGAGCCTGAGTGCTCATGTCGCTGACGTTGATGTCACCAGCAGACGCAAAGCTACGACCTTCTTGGATGATCTGATTTAGCAGTTGGAACAGTGTCTGACTTGGCTCTTTATACGGCAACGGCAGGATGTTGTCGCGTATGGTGCCTGACGCCACATCCACATCACGGAACTCACCCGGAGAGATCGGTGTGTCATCGCCCTTGATGCGCAAGCCTTTGGACTTCATACCACCCGGCAGGTTACTGAGTGTGCCTGCATCAACCAGCTGACGCATGATGGACGTAGCAGCCTTGGCGTAACCACCGATCAAGTGAATAAAGCCGAAGCCATAGAAGCCAAAGCCGGGGACGTAGACGTAGTGGACAAAGTGATTGCGCTTTAACTTCAGCACGTCATCCTCGTACCAGTTCCGACGGATAGACAGAATAGTACCGGTGCCCTTCTCTATAGTGACGACGTAAGGTAGTGCGATACCTGTTGGCTTGTCATCTTTATCCTTGTCCTCGTAACCCGGCAGGTCCAGCTCGACGTGCATCTCCAAGAGGCGGAACCGATCATCTATATTGCCGGTGTAGCCTTGCTCACGTTCCTTTTCTTTCTCGATGTCGTCCATCACGTTCTGTGGCTCGCCTAAGTCCACGTCACGATAAAACCCCGCTACCTGCAGCTTGCGCACCTCGTTAGGTGTCTTCCGCATCACGTGAGTTACTCGCTCCGCAGTCTCCAGACTAGACGCGCCGTACGGCACAACCATGTCTTCAGCGGGAATGAACATAGCTACTTGGCGACCAAGCGATGGGTCGTAGTACACCTTCTTAAATGCAGAGCCTGCCAGTGGTAGTGAGAACAGCATCTTCTCGTGTTCCGGGCGGTACTCCACCATCTCTTCAGTCAGCTTGTAGTTCATGTCTTCACGAACCCGTGCTGCTGCTTCTTCCTTGAGCTTGTCGATTGCGCCGACGATCTGAGTCTTAACCGGACCCATGGCTGGGAACGTCTCAACAATAGCCTCGGACTGGAACCGCACAACTGCCTCGGTTAGCATCGGGTGGAACACACCACATGCGCCAGACCACGGCTCACTGCGCTCTTCTGTCTTCAAGCCCAGCAGTTTTAAGCCTTTGACGTAAGAGTCAACCCAGTCTTTGCGGGAGTCTTGGTCCGAAGTAAAGTCGGCAATAAGCTCGTCACCCAAGCCTTGCAGCTCACTGTCGGGGATGTACTCCGCAAGGTTGGCGTCGAATGCGTCCGGGCCTTCCTCTTCTTTCTCAATCTCTATCTCCATGCCGTCGGCACGGATGCTGACTGACTCCGGGTCTTCGATCTCAATTTCCAAGTCGGGTTCTGCCGCCGCTGCTTCAGCTATGCCGAGAGGCGCTGCGTACAGCCCTTTATCTATGTCTGCCATGATTTTTCCTTAAAAATTTTTTTGTGTCGTGCCGCACTTCGCGCAGTCAAACCCTGTCGGAGTGCAGAAAAATAATTGCCCGCCACAGTTGCATTCCCAGCGTTCTGCTGGAGGCTCAACGACGCCCATCCACGTACCTTTATGTGTGCCACAACTCGGGCACTCAAAGCACCGTACCCCAACAGGCGCAACTGCCGCCCACTCGTGTTTGCACTCGATGCAGTAACCCACACCATTTAGTGTTTCTTCCAGCTCAGGCTTTTTAAGCTCTATGACGTTGTTCATACGTTGTAGTAGCCAGCATTGCGCTGCGATTTAAACCACTTAATTTCTTCCGGCTCATCCGATGGTAGCCGTATGAAGCCCCCTGCACGGAACCTCATCAACGCAAGTGTCGTCGCATCGACCAAGTCATCATGCTCGCCAGATGGGAAGCTTGCTATCTCATCCACTAACTCCTCAGCCCAGCGAGTCTCTGGCACCCATACCTTGCCTGACGCTATCAAGTCCGACACCGAGTTCAACCTCGTTATCTTGTCATTGCCTTTGCTGGGTGTGTACTCCTGCACCGGTATACCCATCGCCCGGAACTCGTAGATCAGTGGCGCACCCGTCGCCTTCTTC